TTAAAGGGTCGAGGGTTGCAGGTCACGGGAAGGGGCAAGCGCTAGGACAAGTGAGAGGATCTGCGCAATGAGTGTCACGAGCCTTGATGCGATTGTGTTTGAGCTTGCCAGTGCGATTGATCGTCTTGTGCCGCAACTGCTGCCATATGCGAAAAAACGGGGCGGTGAGTGGGTTGTCGGCTCACTCTCGGGCGAAGCGGGTCGTTCGCTGTCGATCAGCGCAAAGCGTGGCCGCGAAGGTGTGTGGAAGGATTTCAGCGGAGGGCAGGGCGGCGACGCCCTTGATCTGGTGGCGCAGGTTCTGTTTGGCGGCTGCAAAAAAGAGGCGCTCAGATGGTCGCGTGAGTGGTTGGGTATTGGTGAGCTTGATTCTGTCAAGCGCAAAAAGCTTGAAGATCGTGCAAGGGAAGCCTCGCGCCTTGCGGATGCGGGGAAAAAACAACAGTCTGAGAAAACGGCGCGTCACATTCGTGAGCTTTGGCATGGGGCTCAGCCGATCCTTGGCACGGCCGCTGATACATACCTGTGCGGGCGCGGCCTTGATCTGCGCAAAATGAGCGAAATCCCGCGTGCGTTGCGTTTTCATCCGCGTGTGTGGTGCTCTGAAATTCAGGATCACATGCCGGCGATGCTTTCCTGCGCGATTGATCCGCGTTTGTGGCAGATGGTGGCGCTTCATCGCACGTATCTTGAGGTCACGCCTTATGGCGTGCGTAAAGCTTCTCTGAAAAATGCCAAAAAGGTGCTTGGCTCATTCACGGGTGCGCATATTCCGCTTCAACGGGGCGCGTCTGGTGAGCCGATGGCAAAAATGCCTGCCTATGAGTGGGTGGCTGTTTCTGAGGGCATTGAAAACGGGTTAAGTGTGGCTCTTGTTCAGCCGTCGTGGCGCGTCGTTGCGGCGGTGTCGATGGCTAATCTTGCTACCATTCACCTGCCTGAACAGACGGGCGGGGTCTATATCATCGCTGATAACGACACGAATCAGGCTGCAAGTGACGGGTTTACCCGCGCCATTGATCGCCTTGTGCGCCGTGGCCTTGCGGTGCAGGTGGTGCGTCCACCCGATTGTCACAAGGATTTTAACGACTGGCTTCAGGCACTGCTCAAAGCTGAGCATGTTGACGCGCAAGCGGCGCTTCGCCCTGCACGGTTTGATCAACTCGCGGGAGGTCTGTCATGAGCGATATCCCAAATGATCAAACGCCTGAATTGCGCCCGATTGCCCCGCACCTTGCGCCGATGGTGGCTGCGACGGAAGAAGCCAAAAGGCGTGCGCAAGAAGAGGAAGATTTACGCCTTGATCGCGAATCCATCCTACGCACTTTCAAACGTGGTGGCCTCAAAATGGCGATTCAGGTGGGTTTGTCTCTTGGTTGGGCAAAGTACGATATTGAAGCGCTGTTCGTGTCAGACGCTGGCTCTCAATCGCCTCATGCGCCTGATCACGAGGATGACGAAGGCACAGTAAAATTTGTCAAAGAGAAAAAACCCGTCAAACCCCTGCCAGATGATTGCCCTGTCGTGCCGCTCGGCATGGGGGCGGGTGATGGCTCTGGCAAGGTGTGTTTTTATCTGTGCCCTAATCGTCAACTTGTGGCGATGGAATCACACGGCGGTGATCAACTGCGGCGTTTGTTTGGCACGTCCATTGATTGGATGTGGCAGCATTTCCCAAAATTCAATGAAAAAGACGGCCGCAACACGGGAATAAAATTTGATCGTTTGTCTGATAGCCTCATTGCGGCGTGCGGTCGGCGCGGCGCATTTAATCCTGCGATGCGGCTTCGCGGCGTGGGGGCGTGGCGTGATGATGATGGCGGGTTGATCCTGCACACGGGCGAAAAGGTATTCATCAAAGGCGAATGGTGCGATCCTGGCTTTATCGGTGATCACGTTTATCCAGGCGATATGTCAACGCCATTGCCTGTCACGGAAACGGTGAAGGGTGATGTCGCTGAACACCTGCTCAAAATATTTGACACGTGGCCGTGGAAAGACGACGCCGATGCGGATTGGTCTGCTGGTCTTGATGGCTCGGATCATCGTTTCGCATCGCTCTTGCTTTTAGGCTTTGTGGGCACGTCGCTCATTGGCGGTGCGCTCAAATGGCGTCCGATGGTGTGGATCACGGGGGAGGCTGGCTCTGGTAAATCCACCTTGCAAGATTTGTTTGAATATCTCATGGGCGGTTTGCTGGTAAAATCCACCAACGCCACACCTGCGGGTATTTATCAAACGGTGGGTTATTCATCGCGTGCTGTGGCGATTGATGAAAGTGAGCCTGATTCTCAAAGCCAGAAAATGAAGCATATGATGGATCTGATACGTCAATCAGCGTCTGGCGGTTTGGCGCTGCGTGGCTCCAATGATCATAAATCAAAAGGCTTTGAGTGCCGTTCATCGTTTTTCATGTCATCGATTCTCATTCCGCCGATGGAATCACCTGATGTGGGGCGTATCTGCATTTTAGAGCTTGGCACGCTGGGGCAAGTGTCGCCGATTAAGTTCACCCCGTCATGGGGTCGTTTGACAGGGCGACAACTGCTCAAGCGCATTATGGATCACTGGACACGGTGGAATGACACACTGGAGCTTTACCGTGCGGCGCTGGCGAATGCAGGGCACGATTCGCGCGGGTGTGATCAATATGGCCCCTTGCTCGCCATGTCTGATCTGTTGCGCTTTGATGAACCTCTGCCGAGTGATGCGATTGCAGGTCTCATTGAGCCTCTCGCCAATCGTCGTCAACGCCAGAAAGATGCCGATGCCATGCTCATGTGGCTGCTCTCGATTGCGGTTGATAATGTGCAGCGTGGCGGCAATCGCCTCACCATTCGGGCGCTCATTGAGAGTGCGTGTGCGTATCGTGAGACGGATACCATCTCGTCCGAAACATCGCGCAAAATCTTGGAAACGTTCGGTGTTTTTGTCGATGGCGTGCGTGAAGACGCGGTCATCACACTGCCTAATCAAAGCCGCGAACTGGGCAAGCTGTTCTACAATTCACGATGGTACACCACGGCGGGCGCTGTGGCGGGGGGGTGGAAGCAGGCGATGGAGCGCTTGCCACATTCCAGAAAAATCAATTCACGGCGCATCGGGGGGCGCGGTGTGTCTGTGCCTGCGTGGGTGTTTCTCATGATGGCCGATGAAGACGAGATCAAAAAAGGGGGGACGATGCTATGAGCGTAATCCCTCAATTCTCCCTTGGCACGCTTGATCAACCGCTCAAAAGCTACACGGAGGGGCGGGGTGTGTTTCGCTCGGCTGGCCCCGTGTCCGATGCGTTTATTTTATGCCGCGCCAAAGTCTCAGTGCTCAATGGCCCTGTGGGGTCGGGTAAAACAACCGCGTCCATCAAACGCGGGTTGCTTGCGGCGGTGATGATGCCTCCCATGAGGGACGGCGTGCGGCGTTATCGCCTGTCAATCTGGCGTGCAACCTATGATCAACTTTGGAAAACCACGATCAAATCGTGGGTTAAAATCCTTAATCATGACAAGGGCATTGGCAAATTCACAGGATCAAGCCCGCGCTCAGCGCTGCACCAGATTGCGTTTGAAGATCAATGGGGGCGTGTTGAGTTTGAAGCGGATTTCAGAGCCTTTGGTGTGGATGCTGACCCTGATGATCTGGGTGGGTATGAATGCACAGATGCGTATCTCAATGAGATTGATCAAAATCGCCCTGATCTGCTCACTAACCTCATGGGGCGTATCGGGCGCTATCCATCCCGTGAGGAAATTAATATCGGTGATGATGTGATTTATGGGCGCATTTTTGGCGATATGAACGCCCCAAGCCCTGACAACTGGGCGTATAAAGCCTTTTTTGAGGGGCAGAATCCGTCTTACAAATTGTTTCGTCAGCCTGGCGGTCTGCACAAAGATGCTGAAAATATTCAGGCGCTTTCGCGTTCCTATTACCGTGAGATGATTGAGGCCAATCAGCACAAGCCCTATTGGGTGCGCATTAAAATTCACAACATTCCAGGCTATAACCGCGAGAACGATATTGTTTACCCTGAATATCAGGACGACACGATGTATGCGGAGCAAGCGCTTGATGTCATGAAAAGCCTGCCCGTGGTGGTGGGTATTGATGCGGGTATGACACCAGCGGCGGCCTTCACACAAAACCCCCCTGACGGTCAGTTTCGCATCTTGGATGAAATCGTGTTTGAGCGCGGCGATGAAAGTATGCTTGCTGCGGCGATTAACCAGAAAATGTCCTCACCCCGTTTTCAGGGCTGCGAATTCTATTTTGTGATTGACCCTTCTGCGCAAGCGGGTGAAGATTTACCGCTCGGCTCGTATCGCTCGCGCCTGTCAAAGGCCATTGGGCACAAAGTCCACCTTGCTCCGATTGATAACAACGCGCTCACGCGCATTGACGCCTTGCGTCAGCCGATGCTCAAAGTCGTGACGGGTGGGCAACCTGGTCTTGTGCTTGATCCCGCATGTCTTGCCCTGCGTCGCGGTTTTAATGCCACCTATCACTATCACCTCACCAAGGGCACGAATGATCGCTCAAGCGTGGTCAAAACCCCTGACTCGCACATCATGGAAGCCGCGCAATATGCCGCGCTCATGAATGGCACATCGGCGGCGCGTCAGCGCGAAAAGGCACGAAAAGAAGCGATCCGGCGCAAGCGTGAAGCTGCTGCGGGTGAAACCAAGCGTTACAACCCCCTTGCGAGAAAGAGGCGCTGATGATCCACCGTCGCCCCACCCCTGAGGACATTGCCCATGTGTTCACGAACCTGCGTGAGCCGAACCGCCGTGAGCTGTTCGCGCAGCGCTTTAACGATGATGTGGGTGAACTCATTCAGGATGTGATTGCTCTCAGCGCCAATTCCCATTTTCGGCAGGTTTTGTGTGCGCCTGATGGTGAGCCTGTCACGTTTCTGGATATTCAACTCAGGTCACCCTTTGTGGGCAGTGCGACAATGGTCTCAACGCCCTTGTTTGAAAAACATCTGGTGAGCCTTTGCCGCTTCATTGACAGGCAAGTGTTTCCAAAGGTGATCGAACCAGGCTGGGCGCGGCTGCAATGTATTGGCTTGCCTGAATCGCGTCGCATCATGCGCTTTTTTGGTTTTCGTTTTGAGACGCCGCTTTTTAATGCGGGGCGCAATGGCGAAGAATTGTCTCAATACGCATGGATGAACCCCGATTTTAATTATCATGAAAGGACTTAGACATGGGCGGATCGTTACAAAAACTGATGGGCGGTGGCCGTAAATCCCGCATTCAGGAAATGCAAGCGCAAATCAAGCAGGACGCGGCCGATAAAGCCTTGAGAGAGGCGATGCGCCCTGCCGCTGATAGTCAACAGGCGATTGAGACGGGCGATAAACGCCTGCGCAAGTTGCTCAACATGCGCGGTGCGCGTGCCAATAAATTCTTTGGCGGGGGCGATGCTGCGCCTGCAAATATCACCTTTCGCCAACTCACGGGAAGCTAGCATGATCAAAACTTTAGCTTATGCAGTTCGCGGAAAAATGCCCTTTAATGAGTGTTGTAAGATTGCACTCAAGAAAAAGGCAATCAAAGAGCGCCAAGCAGGATTCTCAATGAAACCCGTCACGCTGATCTATGTGCGGCATCGTCGCACGGATGATGGGATTGATATCACCGAGTGTCGATATACCTATGAAAGGGCTGATTTAAATGCTCACACGCTCTGAAGTTCTCAATCATCACGGTGATCTGGCCTCGTTGCGTGCGCCGGAAGAGGCCGACTGGCAGGATTTGTTTGATCTGCTTGATCCCACGCAAGACGTTTTGTCCAAGGAATCGCGTCGCACGCGCTATGAAGAACTGTTTGATCCCACACAGATGTACGCCCTTGATGCGTATGTTGGGGGGATTTTTGGACAGCTATCCAACCCCGTGATGCGCTGGTTTGAGCTTGGCATTGATGACCCTGATTTGCTTGAATTTACACCTGTGAAAGAGTGGCTCTATGGCTCAACGAGCTTGCTGTTGCGCTCACTTGATATTTCGTCAAGCAATTTTTATCCCGAAATATCCGCATTTTATGCCGATATGGGTATTACAGGTCTGGCGACGCTTTATCAGGAAGAGGACTTGGGTCGTGGCCGCATCCTTGATCGGTGTATCTCGATCAATCAAACGTATATTGATGATGATGCGTTTGGCTTTGTCAGTGTGTTCCACAACGTGTTTCAGCTTAAAGGCAATAAGCTGTTGCAAATGTTTCCCAATACGCCGCGTGTTGATGAAAAGCGCACTTATCAGATTATTCATCGGGTGATGGAAACGCCTGACAGTGAGCTTGGAAGGCACGATGCCAAGCCGTTTTATTCAATCTACGTTTCTCCTGATCTGGATACGCTTGAAAAACGTGGCGGGTATTACGAGTTCCCCTATCACGTTGGCCGGTGGAAGAAACGCCATGACACGCCGTATGCAAGTGGCCCTGGTCACATAGCGCGGCCTGATATGACGATGCTTCAAGAAATGGAGCGCACGCATATTGTGGCGGCAAACCGTGCGGCCGATCCAACGCTGCTTGCCCATAGCGAATCCGATATTCGCATCACGGACATCACACCAGGGGCGGTGCTTTATGGCGCGGTGAATGAAAGCGGCAAACCCTTGCTGCAAGCACTTGATCGCGCCCAAAATCTGCAACTGTCCATGAACCAGAGTGAGCAACGACGCGCTGCAATTCGCCAAGCGTTTTATTTTGATCTCATGCAGTTTTTTCAACGCAAAGAGGCAACGGCAACGGAATTCCTAGGTATACAGGAAGAAAAACTGCGCCTCATGGGACCAAACCTCATTCGGGTGCAATCCACGCTTTCAAGCTTTATCGGTCGTCGCTATCGTCTCCTGGAGCGTGCTGGTCAACTTCCGCCTCCACCCCCTGAAATGGCAGGTAAGTCCTTGCAGGTGGTTTATCAATCCCCGCTCGCCAAGGCGCAACAATCGGCTCAGGCGCGTATTGCGATGCAGTTTGCTAATGGTGTGGCGCAACTGGCGCAATACAGCCCTGATGCACTGGATCGCCTCAATGTCGATGCAACCATTGCCGTGCTGCACGATGGACTGGGTGCTCCGCCTTCCGTGATGACAGATTTGCGCATGGCCGAACAGACCCGTCAACAGCGGGCGCAACGTCAGATGCAAATGGAGGAACTCGCCAAAACACAAACAGCGGTATCGATTGCCGCTGAAGCCTCGCACGCACAACAGGCTGCAAGCGCTGCCAAAGGGAGGGCACAAGCATGATGACGCTCTCAAAATGGCTCAGCTTTTTCTATGCCAAAAAACCCGATCAAGCCAAACGCATCGTCTCTGGGTACGCGGTTCTTGCGCAACAGAAAGACGTGCTTGCCGACATTGCACACCGTGGCGGGGTTTACACATACGAGCCTGTCAAGGGCATGACACCCTATGAGGCGGGGGTGTTTGAAGGACGCCGGCAATTCGCCCTTGAAATGCTTTGCGCTTCAAATGCTGACTTTCAGGCGCTTTATCGCCTGTTTGATAATCCCAATCGTTAAACACAGGAGCCAACCATGAATGATGTAACACCCAATGCCACGCCTGCCCCAAATCCTGCCACTGCCAATCCAGCGCCCTCTTCGGCTGGGTCGCAAGTGCTCAATGAAGCGCCAAAGGAAACCCCTGCCGCATGGTGGGCAGATCAAAACATTAAAGTCGATGATGAAACCCGTCAGTTTTATGCGGGGCGCAACACACCCTCATTAGAAGAGGCGCTTAAACTGGGCGTGCATTCGTTCAAGCATTCCACCGAACGCAACGTGCTTGCCAAACCCGCGCTTGATAAACTCTCTGAATGGGAAGGCTGGTCTGAACTCGGGTGGAAAGATAAGCTTGATGACTATGATCTGAAAAAACCTGATGGCCTGCCAGAGGGTTATCCGTTCTCGGATGAACTCCAGAACGACATTAAAGCGGCGGCGCACAAAGCAAAAATCCCGCTTGGTATGGCGCAAGCGCTTGTCAATGAGGTGTTTGCTAATGAGGCCAAGCGTTTCAACGATCTGGACGTGCAGCTGGCGCAACAAGAGACCAATGCCAAAATTGAAAGTGAGCGCAAAAAAGCGGAACTCACAGGGCAACTCAAAGCCCATTGGGGCGAGCAATACAACATCAACCGCGATTTGGCGCAACGGGCGTATCAACGCTTCACCAATGAGGCGACCCGCGAACAGCTAGACCAGGTGATGGGCTCACCCGAACTCGTCAAGCTGTTTGCGGAAGTCGGGCAAGTGCTCGGTGAAGAGCGCCTCGTGTCAACGGGCGGTGGCAATTACCAGAATGCGATTTCGGTGCAGGCTGAAATGGATAGGCTGCGTGCGGATCAATCGTTCCAGCGTTCAATGAATGACATGTCGCATCCTCTCCATGCTCAATCCATGAAAAAGTGGACTGATCTCAACGCAAAATTGGCTGCTATAAACACGGCTCAAGCCCGTTAATCTAAAAAAACCGCAACCATTTTCCTGACGTCAGGAAAAAGGTCTCGCCCCTCACAAAAAGGAAAATGTTATGTCAAAAGATAAAAAAACCGCTGAAAAGTCAACCGATCAGGATGTCTCGAACGTTTCGCAAGAAACCGAAAACTTGCAATCTAACAATGAAGGGACTGTGCCGAATGTCTCACAAGAAAATCAGAGCGCACAATCCAATGATGAAGAAACCGAACATAATGAGGCATTTATTGCGTCTTTTGAAGCCTTTGCAGAAGACTGGTTTGCGGATATCCCGC